TTGAAATATGGAACTTCGAATTTTGTCACAAAGCCTGAGATCTTGCAGACGGTAGTAGCACCAGCATTGAAATGCATGGTAACCTCGCCTGAACGATTTGCAGAGATGATCTTGTAGAGAGTGTCTCTAATGTCAGAATATGACTCATCAATGCGGAATCGTGGATTCAAAGCCAACCGAATAACCACAAGCCTTGCTTTGATGGCGAAATCGAAGAATTTTGACTTTCCATTGATATTGAATCCATAGAACTTAGGCACGATATCATCAGGATCCAAGCCCATAATTGCTCTCGCAATATAACGATCAGTGGGCTTTCCCTGATTGAGTCTGAATGTGATAGACTCGTTTGCAACATCTTCGTCGGAGGAGAAAAGGTTCACATGTGTGATCTTCATCTAATGTTCAGCTCCTCCTTCGCAATGGTGATCTGATTGCGGGTGTTCTTGTAAATATCCGCTGTAGACAATTGCTCAGGAGCATAGATGTTCTGTTCGAACTTAATACCCTCTGCACCTGCCGTAGCGGGTTCCATCGAAGGCGCTGCTTGTGTAGGAGTCGAGGCAATGGTTTGGGCTTGAGCAATTGAGAAAGCAGCAGGAATTCCTGGTGAATTCTGAATCATATCATTCACCAATGAAGCATCGGCTGCAACTTGTGTCAAGTCAAGCACTGGAGTGATGACAGGCTGGAATTCGTCTATAGCACTCATCGAATCATTGACTTGCTGAACGATGGTATCGAACTGTTTTCCTACATCCAGATTATCGATCCATTGAGCAGTTTCACCCCAACCCTTTTCCAAACCAACTTGCAAACTATCCATGATCAGCATACCGTTGCCAATCAAGAGTTTTGCATCTTCTTCTGGCGGACCCTTAAGGCTGACGATCTTGCTACCAATACCGCCGACAAAGTCCTTAACCTTCTCGAATCCCTTAACGATGCCGTCCTTCAGACCTTCCATAATCTTCGAACCGACATCCGTCAGCAAAGTCAATGGATTTGGAATCAAACCAACGATCTTTCCTGGAAGACCACTAACCCAACCAGAAATAGAACTCCAAATTGACTTGAGACCATTCCACAGACCACTTAGAATATCAGCGCCCTTCTGGAACAGTGTGCTAAGGCCTCCGCCGATCCACCGAACGATGTTTCCAGGCAGACCGCTGAGCCAACTAGAGATACTCCCGATTATACTCTTCAAGCCATTGAACAAGCCATTGATCAATTCCCAGCCCTTGCGGAACAATGTCGTTGCAACATTACCGATCCAGCCAAGGATTTTCATAGGCAGATCAACAAACCACTTCTTCAAAGTCGGAGCTTGCTGACCAAGGCCTTGCATGAATCCTCTAATGAAGGCCACACCAAGACCGATCCACAAAGTGGCTGCCATACGCCCCATGTTCTCTGCAATGGATGTAAATATGTTTATGAGCATGTTCGTCAGAGACGTGACAATCTCTGGAACTTTTCGACCCATCTCATCCAGGAATGTCGTGATAATCTCAGCCACAGTGTCGACAACCTGCCCGATATTATCCCTAATTCCATTAAGGAACGTCATGAGAACATAGATGCCACTTGCTACAAGGTTGTCAGCTTGCGCTCGAATAACCTCATACAAAGCTTCAAGTAATGCAACTGCAAAGTCTGCAATCTTTGGAATCAGCTTTGTGAGTTCCGTAATGAGCAGGTTCAGGAATTCCCCAATAATTGCCACCAGAGCAGGCAACCCCTTAGCAAATTCCTTCAAGAAATCCAGCAATCCAAGAGCTAGAGCCTCAGCAAGCATTGGTATTGCTCTTACAATCTTCGCTAGGCCCTTTACAAGCGCTTCTATGCCCGCCACACCAGACTTAGCCAAAGTTTCCAGTCCCTTGGCCAACAGGAACACACCGGTACCTACAAGGGCAAATCCTGCGCCTATCGCCATCAATGCTATTCCCATAGCAAGCATTGGTGCGATGGCAGCTTGTATAGCATAGGCTATCAAAGCCAATGCGGCCAATGCGGCCGTAATAGCTATCAATCCATGAAGCAAATCACCCCAGCTAATACCAGAGAATTTAATCAAAGCATCTGCGAGAATTCCCAAAGATACAGCTACAATTCCAATAGCTACAGCTCCAGCAATTGTATCTTGCATGAGATGAGTAGCAACGGCCAAAATGACCAAAGAAGCAGCCATACCAGTCAAGCCTCTGGCCAAATCACTCCAACTCATACCACCCAAAATTGCTAGCGCTCCGGCGATAATATTCATTGCAACGCCAACCGCAATCAAAGCAGGGCCTAGAATAAATACACTCAAAGGCATGAGTTTCATAGCCAAACCAATAATTGCAAGAGCGGCGCCGATGGCAAGTATCCCTTTCGCAAGTGTTGAAATGTCCATATTTCCAAGTATGGCAATAGCACCCGAAAGAATATTCAATCCAACGGCAAGAAGAATAAGCCCAAGCCCAGTAATTGGTAAAGTTGCAGGCATCAATTTCATAGCCAAACCAATAATGGCTAAACCTGCACCAACCCCAATAAGGCCTTTAACCATTTCACCCCAGGACATCGACGCAAATATCTTTACAGCGCCACCAAGAATAGTGAGACCAGTACCAACGAGAATCAAACCTGCGCCAGTGATGAAGAGACTTGATTTCTGAGCATTCAATGGTATGAGTGCTACACTGAGAATCCCTAGTACCGCAGTTACACCAACTAACCCCCGGAGCAATTCTCCCCAATCCAATTTCCCAAATATAGCTACAGCCCCAGCAAGAATTACCATTGCCGAGGCCAACATGATCATTCCACCAGCGATCAAGTCGAATTGAACTGCACCCTTTGGGCCACTTGACAACTGATCAATGATTGCAAATGCACCAAGCAGCTGACCAAAACCGACTGCCATTGCGGTGAGAGACTTTGTGAGAGCGGCCGAATCGATCATCGACAAGACCAGAACAGAAGCTGTCAAGATACCGATCGCCGTAGCAATCTTCATGAGAGCTTCGGCTTTGATCTGCGTTTGCATGGCTTTGAGAGTGCCAGTCAACTGTTGGAAAGTTCCACTAATCGACTGCATAATTCCACCGGTGAGATCAACGCTGATTCCCTTCTTGAAGAATCCAACAAGAAGAGCAGTAATCCCACCAAGCAAAGTCGTGTTCAGTGCGTCCAGAGTAGAGTCGAAGACTCCTTTGCCCATGACGTCTGCAATGTTCTTCCCAAGCTGCTGGAAGAAGTTCTTAATGTAGTCCCAGATAGCCTCGAAAACACTCTTCACTCTATCAAAGGCAGTCATGAGAGGATCAAATATACCCGAAAGCCTGTCACCAATCTTCTTCAGACTCTTGAAACGATCCTCCACACGTCCCAAGCTCTTATGAACGACGTCGGCTTGTGCTGAGTCAAATCCAGTAAAGAACCCGACAATAGCATCCCTAACCTTCTCAATGAACGGATAGAGACTTGTGAGGATCTCCTTCAGAGCATCGAAGAAAGTCTTAATGCCCTTACCTTTGACAAGAGCTTGTTGCAAGCCGTAGAAGAAGTCACCAATACTTGCAAGGGTGGCCATGATGTTTCCACCACTCAGGCCTAGCATTGCCGCAACCATCTGATAGAAGAACTTCACACCTTCCTTGATGACTTCCCAACCAATGCTGAGAATGGAGAACAATCCTCTAAATATGCTCTTCAATTGGCTTGCAAGCTGAGATCCAATAGTGAGCTTCTTTGTAAAGGATTCGAATGCAGCAGCAAGCTTGAGCAAGATAGAGACTGTTTGCGGAGGAAATACATCCCTGAACGCTCCACGGGCAATCTTCTTTACCTTGTCGAACAAGATGAAGAGATTTGCCATACCACGAGCAATACCAGGCATTGCAAGTTTCAAAGCATCGAAGTTCAGTGCATTGATGCCCTTTATCAAGTTGTTCATCGACAACCTGGTAAGGAATGTAAACATATCGATTACAGGACCCAAGGCTTCCTTGAACTTGTCAATCTGAGGTGTAATAGCATTGAACAAGTCTCGTTGCTGCTCAAGCTGTGGACCAATGAACGCCGCTCCAAGTCGTGACATAGCAGCGTGCAAGTTAGCCAAAGAACCTGTATAGGTCTGGTTGGCTTCCTTAGCATGGGCACCAAAGGCTTTGTCCATCGCATCGGCAAACTCTTTGAAAGAGATCTTACCTTCGGAAGCCATCTGCCGAACTTCCGCTTCAGTCTTGCCTGTCTGCTTTGCAAAGGCGGCTGCAGCGTTCAGACCACGATAGGAAATTCGCTCGAGTGTGTAACCACTGATCTTTCCTTGACCAGCAGCAGAGGTAAATACATCAGCCATCTCTGAGAATGAGCTATTAGTCATTGCGGCGATACCTGCAATACCCTTTAAGGTGTTGGTCATCTCATCGCCGGCTTGAATACCTGATGCACTTAGCTGCGCTGCTGTCTTAGCCGCTTCGTCCAGACCATATGCGGTACCAAGAACAGCTTCACGAGCACTGTTCATGGACTTTTCAACATCAACGCCCAAGCCTTGGAACATAAATCTGGCTTGCTCGATGTTGAGAGCTCTTCGTTTACCACCGCTGATGATCGGTTCGAGAATATCCCCACCGAGTTGTTTTGCCATACCAAGGGCGCCACTGGTAATCTTTTGAATTACCGAAAAGGCCACAGCACCCATAGCAGAGAAGCGACTGGCGATATGGTCAACGCCCTCCGCTATATGGCCTAAATGTCCCCCGGAGGAATCTGCAGCCTGGTTTACTGCTTCTAGTCCCTTAGTAGCGCCTTCCAACCTGAGGGCTTGATCGAGCTGGGCGAGGCTCTTTAGTGTATCATCAATTTTGCGCTGAAACGATGAATTATCGAACTCAATCCTTACAATTCGATCGTCTACACTAGGCATTTCTCACCTCTTTCCAAATATCCTCGATCATTTTGTCGAACACAGGTTGAATTGCAGGATTGATGTAATCTCTGCCCTCTACCCAACCACCCGTACCAGTTCCGTGCCCATATTGGAGAATAACAGCGATGTTCACATTACCTGGTTGTTCTTTGTGAGTATTAAACCAGCTAATTGAGTGATAATCGCCTTTACTTTCTACTTGATAACCCCAAGAATGGGCCGTGAACCCGGTTTCAATAGGCGTAGCACTAGCGAGACGATCCACTCCGATGCGACCGTAACGGTCTAATACGTCGAACATCTTCCCGCTCTGTAGGTACTCCAAATATGAAATTGTGTCTTGCCATGAACCTACCGACGCGATATGTACCATGACGTCACGTCTTAATAATGTAGTTCATCAAAATATATGGAGGCATGTTTGGGTGTGCTGCGCCTCCACCAGTGTTAGAAACCGGGTGGGTGTGGTTTCCTGCATTATCCATGTCAGTACCAGTCACTCGAGTGCCATTTCCACCCGACACAAGACCTTCTGCGGATGATGTATATCGAATTTGAATAAGGTTTGACCCACCAACAAGGTGAGCGTGGTTTCCAGCCGCTGTCATCGCATGATTGTGAGCAGGCATTTGGGCTGCTGTAAGAACATGAGTCTCAGACCCTCCTACGCCAGCCATAGCACCACCAGCTAGACGCCCTCCATCTCCTGCGCCGGGAGGACTATTAGCACTCATGCTATCTTGGCACACTGGCATACGTCCACGAAGGTCAGGAAGACCAAATGTTGTAGCGCCGTCTCCAGATCCATAAAGAGTACTGATCGCAGCAAATAATGCAGCATACGTGGTTCGAGATACCAATGATCCATCGCACCACAAATATCCCGCTGGAAGAATCAAGCCGGCAAACGGGAACAAGGATCCTGTTGGAGCTCCGATACCATCGACACCATTGGTTCCAGGATCGCCTTTAGGACCTTGGATACCCTGAGGACCTACATCTCCTTCCACGTGCCCAGCTGGAACTTGAGTACCATCGTTTGCACTAAGAATAAGGTCGCCATTAGCATCTACAAGACCGGAAACAATGGCTTTATCTTCGATTTGTTTCATTCTTTCAGCGGTATAACCGGTTATGGTAGCCATATGTCGTCCTCATTCTTCTCACTGCTCTCGATTGTGTATGAATATGCGTCAATGTAATTCGCGGTATCAGACACAATTTGAAAGAGATCTGGTTCAAGCATCGTGATAACGTCAGGTAGAGGAGAATATGCTGTCCAAGTACCGTCACCATGATCTGTGATAACAAGACGATCCCATTTCCGTATAAACGTAGCTAGACCCTTCAAAGATGGTAAATATGCGTCATTATCGGTACCACCATAAAGAATCTCTTCGAGATCAATCAACAAATATGGATCAATCCTCGTACTATCGAATACTACATGGGATGTTGGACGAAAATATTCGATCTCTTCAGGAATTCCACTAAGAGTCCACTCGAATTCAACTGGTTCTACGTCCAACGAAAGAGTTTTGTGCTCTCTTTCCGCAGGCATGGCCACTAGATTGTACAAGAGATGGATTTTGTAGCCGTAATCCAATCCATCGACATCATTACCAATCTCAGTTTGGAAAGACAGGCTAAATCTGCTTAGAGGCTGATTGAACATGTAAAAGCCTGTTTGATCTTCCAAAACACCTTGGTAATACGAGAATTCTTCGGGGAAAGTAAACGCTTTGAGAGTACCAGTGTAATCACCAAGCGTTATGATGTCGTTGAATTTTTCCCCGTCAAAGTAAACTGGCGACGCTTCGTTGTTGTCATCATCTACGATAGATGTAACACCGTTCCAGGGAATGCCATAACCATCTTCTCCATAAAGAACGCATTTACTCACACCGGCCTGGAATAAACGTTCGCCAACTTGATCCCATGCAAGTTTGGCCATATAACCCCCTAACCCTTTGTGTTATACTGCGCTCTTCGTACGGCATTAAGTTCCCTGTTTCTTTGTGAGAGTTCTCTGGCAGACATCTTCTTCGGTTTGGAATTCTTTATGTTACAGATGCGAATCAATGCGAAGAGTCTATTCAAATGCCAGTATTCACATTCGAAAGGAATGTTGAAAGCTACCATCCAATAATAGATTAACTCGGAGGTTATGATTTCGCCCTTCCCTTTACGTTCAGGCATTTCTCCGAACGTCGTTGCAGACTCTGTTGACTCAATGTATGTATTAATCTGATCGATGTTTTGCTTGGTAAGCCTTGTCAAAGCATCGTCTGGATAAATTGGCGTGATAATCATCGCATCTATGTACCAATAGATTTCTTGAGCACTCTTCGGCTTATCGCTCAAAAACGGCTTCTTGAATTTTGACTCCCATTTTGACAGAGATACCAAAGAATGCTCTAGCTCTAATTCGACGTCACCAACCGTCTCAAAAGTTTCGTCTTCTTGATTGAAGTATTCATCACCAGGAATGATTAGCTTGAGCATTCTCAATCCCTAAATCACGGTCCTGCAAAGATCGCAAGCACTTCGTCAGGAGTCGGGAGATTGGCCACACCAGTAGTGGCATCACCGTATAGCTCCACCTCAAGGAGACCGAGCTTGGTTGCATCTGCGGTAATCGAATCAACCACAATGAGCGCAGTAGGCTTGTATCCGGTCACAGGAGCAGGAGTTGTTGAGATGGTCCAACTGAATGCAATGGCTTCTGGAGAGTCATTGATCGTGTTGTAAGCCTTCTCAGAAGGCGTTGCAATAGCGCCATAGACCAAGTGGAGCTTGTAACCAAAGTCCTCGCCCTCAACGTCATTGCCGTGCTTGGTCCGATAGGACAATCCGAACACCTTACGAGCTTGCTGCCCGACATAGATGCCTGGAGATGGCACAGCCAATCCATCGAATTCAGCAAATTCTTCAGGATATGTGAATGCCTCGATGGTTGCGCCGAATTCCTCAGCCGAAATCAGGTTGAGGTATTTGATGTTGTCGGCGTACTGAGCATTTCCTTCAGCACCAGAAGGACTCTCGGTAACGGTAGTCAAACCATTCCATGCTACGCCGGTAGCGTACACACCAGTTGCATCTGGAATGTAGAGAACGCCATGATCCACACCAGTCTCATAAAGACGTTCACCTACTTGATCCCACACGAGTTCAGGCATTGAACCTTCCTCCTAGAAGAAGAGTTTGAAAACATCATGATTTAAGTCGTCAGCTGTGTAAAACCGATCGTATACACACATTGGCAAATCCGCTATTTTATCCGGGACATCACTATCAGGATTACGATCGATGACAGTTACCAAATAACGCTTTCTATGCAAATATGGAGCATCATCTGCATAATTCGTCAATTCGTAATCCCTATGATATACAATAGCTGGATACTTCATGTATACATTTGGCGGTGGTTGAAAAAATACCTGATCGGTTTTGAGGAGATCCAATAAGATGGCGTGAAGTTCAAGGCGTGGGGCCATTATAAACACTCCCCAGACTAAGGATGAGCCGGGGACTCCGGACCTCGACACTTGTCACTGTCCAAAGAATCCCCTGCCATCGAACGTACTTAATCTTATAGAAGTGAATATTGGCATAATCGTCTGCGACAATGCTGATTGAGTTTCCTACTGAAATATCATCGTTAAGATTCTCGCCAGAGTCCAATTTCCTTGTATCTCGAATTACGTCGCCGAAATATGGAACTTCTGTGATCACATCAACCCACACACCTGAAGCATCCGGAGTTTCTACGGAATCGCCGTAACCAACTTCTCCATAGAACCTTGCCATCTTAGCTCCTTCAGGAAGAAGGTTTACGGAGCTGTGCCGGCTACCCAGGCTGTACCACTCCAATGCATCTGACCAGGCGTCCCAACTGTGGATCCTTGGACGTATTGACCTGTTGTCCAAGCAGTTGTCGGGCTGGCAACAACACCTGTCGAAGTAGCACCAGCAGCGTTAGCAGGAGGAGTCGACCCACCAGGAGTCCAAGAGCCGGGGCTTCCTGCACTAGCCCCCGTTGCTAAATTTGCCGCTCCTCCGGAGTCAGGAAGAGAACCATGAACAGGAGGAACACTCTGCCTCTCATTGGGCGGTTCGGGAACGATAATGTGTGGAGTACCGGGAGGCGGAGCAACGAAGGTACCCTGCTTGACGACCAATGCTGACCTCAACTTCACCAAAGCACCTGAGCAACGAGTTTCGATCAGGTACTTGTACTGGTTGTAGTCGATGTCGAAGTCGTCGAAGAGGTTAACCTCGCCACCCTTGTCAGCACCAACGACGTAGTCATTCATGTTGACAATGATTGCGATAGGGTTGCCTGCAGCCGGATCGAGAATGTCAACCGGAATGACCGAAGAAACACGAATCTCGGAAGCCCACTGCTCGACAGAGCTGTAAATCCGACGACCGAGCGTGTCCTTCAAAAGCATGACTTGAGCAATAAGTGCTTCGCTCGTAAACATCACTGGAGTACCAGTACCACGGTACAATGCACGATACTGAATGATGGCGTCTGTAACGTCTGAAATATCTCCAGCAGCCAGATCAGCAAAGACCTCAATGACAAACATATCGTCATCAGTAGAAATAGGACGAATACGGTCTTCCAGAATCTTGTCAGGATCTGCCGCAGTACGTCCGTCACCAACCAAGATTGCACGAGCAAGCTCTTCATCGAGCATCAAACGCATTTCGCCCTTCATCCAGGCGACAACGTCGAAGTCTGTGATGTCGATGATGTCATCACGGTCAAGCTGTTGCTTCTTGTAAATGGTCTGCGGCATAGTCTCTCGACGAGCCATACCGTAGAACTCTTCTTCCTTCTTTGCACCTGTGATGTAACCCTTTGCACGGGCGTCATCATACGTCAGGTCTGCCCAGTGAGTCTTGACTCGGCTGAACGGTGTCTTACGAGCTCCACCAAGAACCGAATTCACCCACTCAGTACGCCGAGTGTAGAATTCCGGAGCAGTGGTCATAGCCGTAGCTTCGGGGAACAGCGTGTCGATCTGATTAATGCCGTGAGCAATCGCATAAGCTTCGACAGCTTGTTTCAGAGAACCCGTCCGAGTGGCATCGGCCATGATCCCGGCCATATCCGAGTGAGAAAGGACTGAGGACGGGGCCTTATCATCCTTCTCGAAAACGTTTCGCGTCATCTTACTACCTTCCTCATTCGATTCGCTGGAGTCATCTTCGAGATTACTTTGCTGAGCACTTCCGGCGTTGGCTTCGGCTTCCTGAACAGCTTGCCCAAGCATGTAGTGAAGAAGATCCTTCTGCTTATCAGTCAGAGAATCATAAATGTCTTGCAAAGTCTCTTCGCTATTGCCTGAATCGCCTGAATTATCAGTATTATCAGCCCCGTCGTCGTGTTGAAGCTCAATTTCAAGCCCGGTGTAAATAATTGCTTCATCGTCCAGCGTTTCGTCGCCATCTGAGTGACGAATAGTGACATTTTCAATGAGAGCACCAGGGTTAGCACCTGACAGAACGAGACTTACTTCACGAATGGCCCCATGAAGAACTCGGCCCGCTCGTTCCACCAGTTCATTTGCCCAAATAGAGAGCATAGTGATGTCGCCATGCTCCACAAGCCCCTTGGCATGCTCTGCCTTCTGTGACTTGTTAAAGAATCCGTATGTGAAGACACCATCTTCTCGATTTTCGAGAATAGCATGCCCAAGAACGTTCTCAGGGTCGGAATGCCCGTGCTGCCAAACAAGAGGAACACGCATTTGATCCTGGTGCTTGAAGGCTCCAGGCATAATCGTTCGACCATCAGAACATTTTAGTCCTGCCTTAGTTGCGTATCCGCTGAAGTCCGCTTCCATTTTGACTGTTCCTTTCGAAAGAGTTCGGCCCCGGTACTCCGATGTTTTCAGGATGCGTCTTTTCCAATGGCATGTTTGGATTAATCAGCTTATCCGCATTCGGATCCTTGGAAGGTTTGACTCCCATGATACTTCTGATCTCATTGCTAGTTAGAATCTCATTACGAATGAACTTATCTGCAATGTCAGCGATCTGACTAAGTGGTACATACTTAAACGGATCTCGGAAGTACATAATACGCTCATCGTTTTGCGTACCCTGGGGCCCAAGGAACGCTCTTTGCATGGATTCGACTACCGCCTCGATAAGAGGCTCAATCGTTCGATTGAAATAGTTCAGCATTGCTGCTTCGTTGGCCGTACCATTCATCACTTCGTCTGTAATACCCAATTGGGTATACAAGAGTTTGACAAGGTACTCGATTTGGTTCATTAGATTGTTCTCAGCAGGTCGATTTAGCTGAGTAATCTTCTCAGTACCATCGATGTAAGCAATGCCGTACTGGCTCCCTTTCAATTGGAACTCAATGTCTTCTCGGCGTTGCTCTGCAGCAGCTCTTCTTGATTCAGATTTAATAACATAAGGAAGCTGGATGATAATGTCCAATTTACCGGAACTCGACTGTTCATCGACTATGTCGAGAAGGCCAAGTTTTCTAATTAGTCGTTGGAGAGTGGAGTTCGGTTCATTCATCACAGCATAAAGTGGATTTTCGATAATAGATACGAAGCTCTTCTCAAGTACAATTTCTTCTCTCTTACCAGTTTTCTCGTTATAGACGTTCACACGAACATGATTTGGATACCAAACAAGAATTTCACCAACACGCATTGTATAAATGTCGAATTGATTACCGTTAACAGGTTTTACGGACGTATCAACCGGAACAACAGCACAAACTCCTCTGTCAAAGAGGGTCATGATGATATCTTGTCTAAATGCCCTAGGAGATTGATCAAGATTTGCCTCATATGTAAGACAATCGTTCAGAGGATCTTCTATATCCTCGCTATATCGCCCTTCATCATCAACTTTTACATGTTTAATCGCAATTCCTGCTACATCAATCGCTATTCTCGTGTAAATCGACGAAATAAGAGAGCGTTCATTGTAAATACGCAGGGTAGGTCTTGATGGAGAGGTTCCATAAGAAGGTGCGCCACTAGCATACGACACATCAGAATATTCGAACTGGTTATTACGAAAGGCATTCCAAGCTTTTCTAATTCGGTCTAAGATCGGCAAGTTTCACCTCCCAATTCACTCGAATGCCTCCTTATTTGCTTTGTATGCAACATAAGCATCCATCATGGCCGAGACATTATCGATCTTTTCCTCTGCACGTTTCTTCAGAAGCTTACGATTGCCATTTGTGTCTTCCAAAGTAACTGCATTTCCCATTGCGAATGACATCAGGTCCTGATCGAAGATCAGTTTCCGTTCCTCAGCAAGGATTTTGAGCTCTCCAAGGGGAACAGACTCAGTTCTGGCACCTTGAATGACCTTCTCAATTCCAAAGGAACCGTTTTCGATTTCCCATCGAGTAACAAATTCCTTAGCATTGTAAGGATCGAAACCAAGGCATCTAACATCGTATTCATTATGTCTAATAAACTCGTCAAGATCATCATAAACCTCCATCATGTCGAGAACAGTTCCATCAAGAACGTGCAAACTGCCCTCGTTGATAAATTCCTCGTACTTAGTTCGCATAGCACCAGGAAGCTTCATCAACGTAAGAGATGTAATGTAACTTCGTGTCTTGATTCCAAACGAGTAATTTTGAAATGGAAATAGTAAAGTGAATGCACAGAAGTCATCGCCTTGTGAAAGGTCCGCTCCGAGAGCACATGGCATGCCCCAAAACTCTCTTGCTCGATGTGGAAGTGTTTCTTCGTAGGTGAAGAAATAGGTATAGCCTTCCATTGGAATTCCGAACCTCTTGGCGAGAATGTCATTCCGTGCAGCAGGAGCCTTTTCCGCTCTCTCGACATCCAAATGATAAACATCGTACGTGACGGTTTTCCCAAGGTTCGGATTCGCTTTCAGCCATGTTTCTGGATTGGCGACTTCTTCTATCTCATCCAATTTGTAATGCCAGATCGAAATGTGCGGAGCTTGGTACTCACCACGAAGTATGGAAGCAAGTTCCATTTTGATTGTATCTCCAGAACCATTTCTAACCGTCCCTTCGGAACTGATAGCAACGATCAAATAGTCTTCCATCTTGGAAGCACCTTGCTCAATTGCTCCAACCACATCCTCTCTGATGTCACCAGATAACCATTCGTCAATGGTTGAGACCTTTGGTCTTAATCCCTGAAGCTTGTTAATCGTCATGGGACGCACTTCAAGCAAGGATCCGGTTAAGAAGTTCTCTATCCCCTTCTTTGTAGACGCAAGCTTCACACGTTGGGCTCTAGACCCAGTGGTGTTTTGCAAGGATCCCTCTGTTAAGAATTTGAACAGAGGACCTCTGGAACGGGTGATAGCAGTTCGGAACGGTGACATCACTTCATCGGCTTGCTTCATGGTTGGAGCAGTTGTTATTTGATGAGTTGTTGCGGTATCGACGTTCAGGAAGTACGCATGAATGCAAGCTCCATACATCGATTTGGCTGCACCTCTGGCAACAATTAAGTATTGCTTGGTTGTGAGTCTTTTCTTAATGTGTTTGGTTATATAATGTCCACCAGGACCTATTTCATTCGGTTCGTAGACACTTCTCTCAATGAAAAAGTACCAACCGAAAATTTGCTCGGCCCAAAGTTTGAAACTGTCCAGAAGATGTAAATCGCTTCCATCTGTGAGAGTAAGCTCGAATTCGCAATACTTGATGAAGCCCTTGACGGCGTCGTCGTCGTAATAGATATTTGGATTTGCGATGAGCTCATCAATGCGATTCATCTCCATTGAAATTTCTCGATTAACTGGAATTTCTCCTGAAAGAACAGAATTCCTGAATTGAGCGTAGTAATAAGGAGTTGCAGTATTTGATAAAGTCAATCAAACCTCCTTACTTATTCAATGCCTTCTTTCCAAGCTTGATCATTCCTTGACCAAGAGGACTCTTGAAAAGATTGTAGGCATTAAGAGCCATAGTGCCAGCACCCACAATTGCTCCGGCAATAGTTAGACCACGCTTAAGATTTGAAGGATTAAGACGAGAGTAGTTTTGCTCTAGATTCATTCTTTCATTCAAAGATTTAAGTTGATGGCTAGTAAGTTCGTGAGCAGGTTTTCCTCTGAGATGAGCGGTCTTCTTGTAATCACTGCTAGTTTTTACTCTTGAACGATCTCGACGAACTCCCCAATGCATTCCCTTGACTCCATGATGTTCAAGGGATGACGCTTTCTGGGTACCAAGCTGAGATCTTAAGCTTTGAAGACGACGTTCCGCCTTGGCTTTCTGATCGGCAGGGGCTTTGAGAACAGCTCTTGCACCATGCAAAGCTGCTAATGCTGCACTAACACCATTACGATTGATCACACCAGCCGGAGTCTTAATGGGAAGTTTGCATTGAGCCTTTGATGTCGGAGGACCAGTGTGCAAATGAATTAGACATGCATTATGCCATTGCTCAATGCTATAATCTGCTTCGCTGTAATCACTCCATGGTCTCTCTGAAATATGAGCTACCACAGTCATAGCGGATTCACCTCCAAAGGAGGATTGGGATCTGGACGAAGCACTTCTTCACGGAAAGTATTGAGCCGCCACTCGTATTCTTTGATCTGGTCAGTTGCTGCTGAAATCAAATATGATGTAGCAGGAGGATCGAAAAGGATTCGAACCTTCAAGAAAACATAAGTCTTTACAAGATGAAGTTGCTCTGGTGGACATTCGAAATCTCCCCAAACAGGAGTTTCATCTTCAATGAAGAACATTACTGTGGGCCCAACCCCGAGTTGATTAAGAATACTAAAAGCGGCGTTAATATGAGTAATAACATCAAGATCGAACACAGTATAAGTGTCAGCAAGACCAAGAATCTTCTTAGTGCTTTTAAGAATACTCTCTTCCATGTCACCTCCTGTTAAGGAGGCGATCAACCTCCGCTTGAACATCATTTGGATCGTAGCCAGCCTCTGTCAAGCGCTTTCTACGCATTTCTCCTATGCCCCATCGACCTGCAAGTACTTCATGAGCAAGATCAGTAATGGGAGAGCGAGTATCATCATCAATTACTTCGGTTTCTTCGACCTGCTCCGCATTACCCTCACCATCACTCATCTGAATTTCCTTTCGTCGACTACCAAAGTCTTGTATCATTTGGCGAACGAGCAATGACGACCTTCGGTAGAAGGTTTTCATCACTGAAGTGGATGGCATTATGTGTCCTCTGAGTTGTTGTTATCAAGAACTCTGGGTCAAATATCCATGCTTCGTGATGAAGAATATCGTCAAGAGCAATTGGATTCATATGATGTATAAATAACCCGCCATGAATTTCATATCCAGGAATGCCCAAATCGCATCCGTTATCCCGCATAATTACATCTCGACGAGCCATTTTCCACTCTTGAGAGCGGTAAAACCGCTGATTTATATATCGATCAAAGCCAAAAGTAGCTTCTCCAACCTCTCCATGTAGTCGTAAATAATCAAATCTTTCGGGAAATGAATCAAATTTGCGTAATTCTGAATATGTTCTAGATTTGCTCATTTTCATCACCGATGTCACGTCCGGCATAAGAACGCATGGCATCCAGAGCGGCTGCATAGAGTTCTTCGACTCTTTTAGCCGAAGCAAGCATCTCGACCTTGGAATGAAGAAGTTCGTTCTCTCTTGAAAGCCGTTCTTGTTCTAATTTTTCCCTAGTAGATCCAAGTTTCAAATAATGCGTAATGACTTGAGCAGACGCAGTTCCAGCTTCGAGTTGTTTTTCAGCGAGATCAATTGCCAAGGAGACTAACTGGTTTTCTCTTCCTTCTTCCGTGATCGCAGGCTGCCGCCGTGGTTTCTTTTTAGGCGCCACATTAGCCTCCTTTCTCGCTACCTATTGATCAGGATTGCTGAAGGTCTTCCCTGTGAAGCGTTCCCTCTGCTTCTTCTGCTCCGCCTTCTTCAGTTTGTTCTTCCGTCTCTGTCTCTGTCTCAGTTCCTTCTGCTTCAGATTCTTCGTCACCAGGAACTCGCTCCATTTTGTCTCCTAAGGTAAAGTTACCCAAGCTACATCGTAATCAGCGTTTGATTGCTTCACTAGCACTTGTCCAGTGGTTCCTCCTGTAGGAACTACATTTGGTCCAGCCGGTCCCATTGGTCCTGCATTGATAATTGAAACAGAACCAGACAAAGGCTCTACTTCAATAATCTGAGTTCTTTGAATTACGTTAATTTCTGTACTCATTGTGTCACCGATCCTCTAAAGGCGACATCCAATGGTCGATCGAAAACTGGAATTGGTTCTCCTCCTGAAACTCGTTTCAAATCCATGAAACCACTATTGGCTTTGATTTGCGCTGTCACAATATCATCAAGAACCAATTTCAACTGACCATCTTTTCCATCTGTGAGAAAACTAACTGTCCATGCTGCAATGAATGCAGATTCAACAGTTGGTTCAGCTCTAATCTCACTCGTATATGTGTCGGCAGAAATATCGATACCCATTTTAACAATAACAGTGTTAGTTCTGCCTTTATGAACAATAACCTCGTTGCTCATATGGGTATCTCCTTAATCCCAAAGCCAGCGACCATAGATACCAACGAATGAGTTGACTCCGCCTGCAAAGAACTGCTGAAATGAAACTCCACCGTTTTGCATTGGGTCAACTCGTGCGTAGCCAGCGTTGGCAATAGTCATCAAGATAACTTGACTACGAGGCGGGTAAATCATTCCTGATGCCGCTACCATCAAAGTATTAGCCGTAGCAGTTCCATTCTTAACCAGTCCTCGACAACTAATTATACCATTTTTATTGATGCAATTTTGAAACGTTGGATAAGTTCCTCCATAGGCAATCCAAGAATTTGCCAAAGCAGGAGCTAACCAATGTCCATTCGGATTCGCCACTACCATTCCATCAAAAGATACCATGGTATTAGTTCCACTACCGTAATATGATTGTACGTAAATATCGCCTGTAGTGCCTACATCTATTCTTGTTGCAGCACCAGTTACACCGTTTACAGTAAGGAAACTGTGGGCTTGCCCATCGGCCAATTCCGGTATGTTGATAATCGGGTTGGCTGCGCCTGTAGTCCCGCCTTTGATGTATCCACTAAAGTGATAATCTCCGGCACTGTCAATACAATACCTCAAACCAGTTCCAGGAGGATTACCATTAGTCCATCCTCCGCCAAGAGTAGCTGGGACAATCCAATTTGGTGGTGTTGGAATATCTTCAGCCATGTAAGTACATGGAGCAAAGTTACTCCATGTATGAGACGGGGCCCATGAAAGATTTGCTATACCATTCGGTTGAATTGTTAAACAACCAAGACCGGCACTTGTGGCCGCTGGTAAATATATCGTAGCTGATGGACGAAAACCTGGGGGCATTGTAAAAATCGTTGTACTGCCTGGAGTAAGTCCGGTTGGCATTAACTCAAAAAATACAGACCCATCTTTGGCTCTTCGAAATCTAGCAATTGGCCATGCATTACCAGCATTGTTATAATAATTACCGTTGAAAACCGGTTCTCCTGGCGCATCAAAGTAATGCCATCCAGAATCCATTTCAAAACTAGATCCACTCGAACCAATTGGAGTCCATAACGCCCCATCATATATGTAGGATATTTTAGATGTTGTGTCGTAATAAGTATCTCCAGCAACCGGAGTAGCGGATGGCGCCCCAACAGATCGCTGAAAATTGGTAACGCCGTTTGTTCTCATCCGATCACCACACAACGAGCAGCGCCAATATTCGGATTGTAACGGACTGTAATCATGTTTGAAGTGGTGCGTTCGACATCAACTTCAATTCCAGTATATGGAGCAGCGTTAAGAAATACTTGCACAAGCACATCAAATGTATTAAGACTGTGTATCACTTGTTCACCTGTTGCATATGCAACATTACCGGCCAAAGTAGTTACATACTTATGAGGAAGCCCACTAAGATCAGATTTCATAGCAACAGTAGTCGTATCAACTGCTACCGAATCTGCTGCAACAGTAATTCCAGTACCAGCACCAACATCAAATGTATTACCAGTAAGAGTAAGACCTGCTCCACCAATATAAGATGAAGCAGAACCAATCTGAGTCCAAAGAATATTGCTAGTACCAATAACTACTGGAGCATTCGTAGTTTGTTGCCACATCGTATCGGCTTGCGTTGTACCTTCCGATACAAATACTGCCGCATTTGGAAATTCGCCAGGCGCATCAAGATCGACTGCACGTGCCCAAGCACCAGCTGCAGCTACGTATACACCATTAGCACTTTGTGTAGTTTGGTTCTTAACAAGAACTCTGTCACCTGCTGCAACTGTTACACCATCAACAGCAATCAAACCAGAAAGTGCCGCAAGATTCACTGTAGAAGCAACTCTACAAGGATTCTTCCATGACAAACCTTGAATAAGATTATCTACATAGTTCTTATTAGCAGCATCTGTGCCAGCAGTAGGATCACCGACGTTTTGAAGAATGGCATTACCGAAGCCAATCCAGTTCATTCCTTGAATCATGAGTAAATTTGCTGCGCCACGGTAAATGTTCATACTACTGCCGAAGTTAATACCATCAGAGGGTGTGGTACCAGCATTAGGAAGTTGAACTCTACCGTAAGTTTGAGGAGCACCATTAAATACGAGTTGACTTGTAGCGGCTGGCATAAGAATATCACCAGCAACTGTGAAATCCCCAGCAGCTTTCAAAACTGTCGGATTAGGATATGTGCCACTAAGGTCTCCACCAGCCGGACCACTCGGAGGACCTCCTGCAGCCGCAGAAGAAGCTACCCATGTCGTACCATTGTAGAAATATAGAGTATTGTCAGTGGTGTTAAGATAAATCTGACCCTTTACTGGTGATGCTGGAGCCGTACCAAGATTTTGAACAACTGCTTG